ACTATTGGTACGACTAGCACGACACAGGCGAATGATTACTTTAACGCTGTTCTGTATACAGGTAATGGCACAACAAATGCAATTACAGGCGTTGGATTTCAGCCTGACTTTGTTTGGGTAAAGTCTAGGTCAGATGCGTATTTTCATGGGTTGTATGATGCTGTTCGTGGTGCTGGTTCAACAAAAGGACTTTACAGCAATGACACCGCTGCAGAAGGAACTTATTCTGATTTCCAGAACTTAGTTTCTTTTGATTCCAATGGATTTACTCTTGGTGCAACATCAAACACAAACAACATTAATGCAAATGCCTCAACATTTGTAGGATGGAACTGGAGAGCATCTAACGCTACTGCCGTAACCAACACAGCAGGCACTATTACATCTACAGTAAGTGCTAATACAACTGCTGGATTTAGTATTGTTACTTATACAGGTAGTGGTTCTGCCGCAACAGTAGGTCATGGATTAGGTGCAACACCTAGCATGATTATTATTAAAGATAGAGATAACGGCACTTATGATTGGAATGTATATCATGCAAACCTATCTAGCCCAACAACATTAAAGTTATATCTAAATACATCTGCTGCAGAAAATAATGGTGGAACTAACTCAGGTACTTGGAATAGCACAGCACCAACATCAACTGTATTTAGTCTTGGCACATTCTTAAATGTAAATAACAGCGGTGATAAATTTGTAGCCTACTGCTTTGCTCCTGTCGCTGGATACTCTGCATTTGGCTCATACACAGGGAATGGTTCTACTGATGGTCCGTTTATCTTTACTGGGTTTAGACCTAGGTACATAATGATTAAACAAACAAGTACTAGCGGTGAAGGTTGGTTTATATTTGATACATCAAGATCACCATACAATGTTCAAGGTCCATATTTAACAGCAAACTCTAGCGAAGCTGAAAATACCATATCAGATAGAATAAGCGACATTTTGTCCAATGGAATTAAATTTAGAGGAGGTCATGCCTCTGTAAATGGATCAGGATCAACTTACATCTACATGGCATTTGCCGAATCACCCTTTAAATACGCTTTAGCTCGATAACTTTTTACAGGAGTAAATAACATGAGTAACTTTGCAGTAGTACAAAACGGACAGGTAGTACAGATTGTCCCCTTAGATGTAATGTTCACCGTAGGAGCTAAGACCTATTCTGGTTCTTTCCTGCGTTCTTCAACCCCTGCCGAGAAGCTTGAAGCTGGCGTATGGGAAATCATTCATGGCGCCCGCCCTGACGATAAGTACTACTGGGTATCTGGTCCAAGCTATCGTGTAAACGAAACCAACAGCACCGTAGAGGCTACATACGCTGGTACGGCTAAGTTGCTTGACGACCGTGAAGAGTCTGACGAAAACGGCAACCCTATGTTTGTTAAAGTATTAGACAACTCAGACCCAGAGAACCCAGTCATGGTTGACTCTACCGAGCGCCTAGTAACTAAGGGCTTAAAGTCTACCGAGACTGCCGCAGTTAAGGCTGCTGCTGGTTCACTCCTAGCATCGACCGACTGGATGGTAATCCGTAAAGTTGAGCGTAATGTAGATATCCCAGCCGCTGTTGCTACCTACCGTGCTGCTGTTGTTGCCGAAGCCGACCGCTTAGAAGCCGCTATCGCTGCTGTTGCTAACGTAGATGCCTTAGCTGCTGTTAAAGCGAACTGGCCCAAAGCATGAGAGCCGTATACGAAGCTCAACTAGTTGACGGGCAAGTACAGCCTAGACACGAAGTTGAGATCGTGTGTGGTGCGTGTGGGTATGACTTAGATACATCTGAGTTAGAGGCAGATACTTGTGCCGATTGTGGTGCGCCTTTGAACCTAAAGCAGCATATATCTATCCATGCAACATCTGTCCCTGCCGCTGGCGGAGAGGTATTTTAAATTGAATCATGACAGACGAACTGGGGTTATCAGCTGGTGCTAAAGGCATTAGTGAAGGGATAAAAACTGGACGGGAAGCTGGTCGAGAGATTGGCAAGAACATCGAGGAAGTACAGAAGGAAGCGGTAGATGTAGCAAGGCAGCAAGCAAACGCAAGGATTCGTGAGCGTAGAGAAGCAGAGTTCAGGAAAGAACGGGCGATATTTAAAGCCCTTGAGGAGTACAAGCACCGCAAGAAGATAAGCGATGAAGAGTACAAATTAAGGGTGGACTTTATAAAGCAGCACGGCACCAAAGAGTGGCAAAAGGTGCTAGACATCAAGACCGAGATTGAACGGCTTGAGAAGGAAGACAAGAAGTACTTTGATGCCGAGTTGGCAAAGGTTAAATGGGTGCAGTTCTGGTGCTTTTTAGTAGCGGGCTGGATAGCTTATTATATGGTATGGGGGTCTAAAAAATGAATATGCAAGACGTACTAAAGGCGGTTATTCCGATTCTTGTAGCCTGTATAGCGTGGCTACTCGGTCAAGTATCCTCATTTCAGACCCGCCTGACCCAGATTGAAGGCAAGATGCCAGCGTTGATTACCAACGAAGGCGTACCAACGGACAGTCCTATTTCAGCCGAACGCAGAGCAAAACAGCGTGAAGAAATTTACAAAGATATTCATGACCTCCATGTGCGGGTCAAACTCTTAGAAGAAAGAGGAAAGAAATGATTACCCTATTCACAACACTGATTTCGTTTCTATCGGGCGGGCTACCTAACCTACTAGGTTTTTTCCAAGATAAATCCGACAAGAAGCATGAAATGGAAATGGCTCGTTTGCAGACTGAACGAGAACTCCAGATGATGGAGAGAGGCTTTCAAGCCCAAGCCCATGTAGAAGAGATTAAGACCCAACAGATTGAGATGCAGACTCAAGCACAAGAAAGAGCGTCTTTGTATGCTCACGACATCGAGATTGGCAAGGGTGCTTCCCAGTGGGTTACTAACTCTAGAGCTATGGTTAGACCAGCCATTACCTACGGTATGTTCATCATGTTTATGTTTGTTGAGATATTTGGGTTCTGGTATGCCTTTCATAGAGAAGTGGCATTTGACGTAGCGTTGACTCTTTTATGGGATGACGAGACCCAGATTATCTGGGCATCGATTGTTTCTTTCTGGTTCGGAACACAGGCATTTAAGAAGTGAAAGTAAGCGATAAAGCCATCAAAATGATTAAGCACCACGAAGGCGTTCGCCAGCGTCCATATCGGTGTCCCGCAAAATTGTGGACGATTGGTGTCGGGCATGTACTATATCCACGGCAAGGTGCTTTAAAGATAGATGAGCGGGATGCTTACCCACTGGAGTACAAAGACGATCGCACCTTTTCGATGGAGGAAGTAGATGGCATTCTTAGAGACGACCTTAATCGCTTTGAGCGAGGTGTTGAACGCTTCTGTCCTGTCAAGCTCACTCAAGGTCAATTCGATGCTCTTGTATCTTTTAGCTTTAATGTTGGTCTGGGAACACTACAGCGCAGCACCCTCCGTCAGAAGGTTATTCGGGGCGAAATGGAAGAAGCGGCAGAAGAGTTCTTGAAATATACGCTGGCTGGGGGTAAAGTATTAAAAGGGCTAGTAACCCGCAGAAATGATGAACGTGCCTTATTCTTAAGTTAATATGCCACTACAGAAACTACAATTTAAGCCAGGGGTCAACCGAGATCAGACAAACTACACCAACGAAGGTGGCTGGTTTCAATGTGACAAAATCCGTTTTCGTTCTGGCTATCCTCAGAAAATAGGCGGTTGGCTACGCTACGGCACATTTACCATTATTGGTATTTGCCGTCAGATGTTTAACTGGGTCACTACCCAAAGCGATAACTACCTTGCGATGGGGACTAGCAAAAAGGTCTACCTAGAGGCTGGTACTGAGGTCTATGACATTACCCCCTTACAGCATACTTCCACGACTTTGGGGGCTGCTGCTGGTCCGTTTACGGCTACATCAGGTTCTTCTACGCTTACAGTATCCTACTCTACCGACACTGCCTATAACCCAGAGGTAGGGAACTATGTGACCTATTCAGGCGCTGCCAGCCTAGGCGGGAATATTACCGCCGATGTTTTAAACAAAGAATTTGGCTATGAAATTTTAACTGTTGACACTGGTGCAAAAACTTACACAATCAATGTAGGGGTAAACGCTAATGGGTCAGATACAGGCAAAGGTGGGGCTACGGTTACAGCCGCATATGATATTGATGTTGGTAATGATATAGATACCTACGGCTATGGCTGGGGTGCTGGTGCTTGGAGTCGGTTAGGCTGGGGTTCTGGAGCAGTGACGCCTGTTACTTTGCCGCAGAGGGATTGGTTCTTTAATAACTTTGACAACGACTTAGTAATGAACATCCGTAACGGTCCAATCTATTACTGGGAGCGTTCTGCCGGCATTACTTCTCGAGCAGCTTTACTATCTGCTACTACCCTTAATGGTGTTGCGCCAGCCGATGTTCCAGCAGAAACTACTGAAGTTTTAGTGTCTCAAAACGATAAGCACCTATTAGCTTTTGGTGCTACCCCCTATGGTGGCGGTACTTTTGACCCCCTATTAATCCGTTGGGCTACTCAAGACCAACCTAATGTCTGGACTCCATTGACTACTAACTCGGCAGGATTTATACGCCTGTCTCGTGGGTCTAAGATTGTTTGTGCCGTTACAACCCGTCAAGAGATTCTGGTCTATACCGAGGGGACGTTAAACTCCTTGCAATTTCTAGGTACAGCGGACGTCTTTGGCATTCAAGAGCTTGCCGACAATATCTCAATCCTTAGCCCCAGAGCCGTAGCAGTCGTTAATAACGTAGCTTACTGGATGGGAAAAGATAAGTTCTATGCGTATTCTGGACGAGTAGAAACCCTACCAACTACCCTTAGAAATCACGTCTTTACTAACCTAAACTATAACCAAGCAGATCAGATTGTCTCTGGCACTAACGAAGGCTGGAACGAGATTTGGTGGTTCTACCCTACTGCTAACAGTCAAGTAAACGATGCGTATGTAGTTTATAACCACTTAGAAAGAATTTGGTACTACGGCACAATTCATCGTACTGCATGGTTAGATTCTCCTGTTAGGGAATACCCTCAGGCGGTTGGAGATAATAAGCTATATAACCATGAGCTGGGTACTAATGACGACACCCTGCCATTACTTGCCAATATTGCATCTTCGGACTTTGACCTTGTGGACGGGGATCAGTTTATATTGACCAAGCGGATTATTCCTGATATTAGTTTTAGTGGCTCTACGGCTAATACCCCAACGGCTACTATGTACATTAAGCCAAGGAATTTCCCCGGCAACACCTATACAAACACAGAATCGCAACAGGTAATTGAGACCTCGGTAGACGTTTATACTGAGCAAATTTTTATGCGGGCTAGGGCTAGACAGATGGCAATTGAGATTGCGTCCACAGACTTAAATGTTCAGTGGCAGTTAGGTAGTCCTCGTTTAGACGGCAGACCAGATGGAAGACGTTAATGGATTGCACACCGTACAACATAAAGGCGCCTGCATTACCTTTAGCGCCATTAGAATATGACCAAAAACAACAAGACCAATTTCAGTATGCCTTGCGCTTGTACTTTAATCGGTTGGATAACTATTTAGCGGAGCTAAGTGCTTGTATTAATATGAGTGGAACCATAACAGACCCAACCTACGTCACTTTCCCGCCTACTAACGTAGATGCTTTTAATCGTCTAGTCGTAGCGTCTCCGTATACGCTTTTTGACAGCCAGAACCGTTTTGCGATTGACAATCAGTTTGACACCAGCACGGCTACTGGTGGGTCTACTACCTATCTTCCTAACGAATCAAGCGTTCAATTGAGCGTTACCACTAGTAATGGCTCTGAGGTCGTCCGTCAGACTTACCGAACCATGCCATACCAGCCAGGCAAGGGTCTTGGGCTATTAGCTACGTTTGTTATGAATCAAGGCAAGACTGGGTTGCGTCAGCGGGTAGGGTACTTTAATACCCAAAATGGGGTGTTTTTCCAGCAGAACGATACGACTCTAGCCTTTGTTCTTCGGACTTATACCAGCGGTGCGCCTGTAGATACCACAATTACTCAAGCTAATTGGAACGGGGATAAGTTAGACGGCACTGGACCAAGCGGGCGGACTATTGACGTAACTAAAACCCAGATTCTGGCTATTGATTTTGAGTGGTTAGGGGTAGGGGATGTGCGGTGCGGGTTCTTTGAAGACGGTCAATTTGTCATATGCCATACCTTCCATAACGACAATATACAGACTACGGTCTATATGACCACGGCTATCCTGCCTGTACGCTATGAGATTAGTAATACGGCTGGCACGGCTTCAAGTTCCTCCATGAAGCAGATCTGCTCTAGTGTGTATTCGTCTGGAGGCTATGAACAGATCTCAATTGAACACGTAGCTAGGCGTACTACTATCCTTACCACAATTAATACGGCAGCGAACTTCCTTCCCGTGGTTTCTATCAGGCTGGCTTCAACCGCTTTAGGTGCTGTAGTAATACCAAATCGGATCCAATTTCAGCCTACAACCAACCAAAACTATGAGCTTGCTTTAATTAAAAACCCTGTCCTAACGGGTGCTTCATGGAGTGCTGTGTCATCGGACGCCAATGTGGAATTTGATGTTGCGGCTACGGCTATAGCCACGGCAGGTACGATTGTTCAGACTGGCTATATTTCTAACTCTGGCGGTGGCGGTCAGGCAAGCACAATAGTTCCAACAGGATTTAACTGGGACACTCAGCTCGGTGCTTCTTTAGCGGGGGTCAGTGATATATACACCCTAGGCGTTAGGACTATCTCAGGAGCCACTACTGGAGATGGCGTAGGCTCTATTTCTTTCTATGACTTAACGCAATAACATGATAAAATCGGACAAAAACCTAGTAAAGGATAGCTTATGAGCGGCGGCGGTGGGCAAGGCGGTTTTGACCCCTTACAAACAGCGGTAATTCTTGGTGCTTCTATTGCGGCGCCTTATGCTGCGCCTGCGCTTTTTGGTGCTGGTGCTGGACTTGGTACGATTGCTTTAACTGGTGCCGGTATTGGTGGTCTTGGATCTGCTTTAATTGGTCGTGACCCTATCATGGGTGCTTTAGGCGGTGGTCTTGGTGGTTTAGGAGCCGGTGCGGCTGGTGTTGGTGGTAGCGCCGCTACTGCAGCGCCTAGTACTCTTGCAGCTAGTACTGCGCCGACTGTTGCTGGTACAGGGGCAACTTTAGCCCCATCGGTTGTTCCCGGAGCAATTGGTAATACTGCGGCTGCTTCTGGATTTGCGGGAGCTGGTACGCTTGGCGGTGCGGGTGCAGGTACAGGCGCTGGTAGTGCTTTTGGTTCTTTAGCCGCTCCTAGTAGTTTTGGTGTAACCCCCGTAGCGGCATCAAATGCTGGTTTTTTAGGCGCTTCAGGAGCCGGCGGTGCAGCCGGATCAGGTGGTATCTTAGGTAGTATGGGCATAACCCCCAAAATGGCTGGGTATGGTGCGGGTGCACTTGGCGTAGCATCTTTAATGAACAAAGAGAAAAAGCAATTTGGTCAACCATCTACTGACGAGATAACCTATAAAGGCGGTCCATTAAGTAAATTTACATACGATCCTAACACGTACAAAGCAGATGAAGTAAGACCCCCTCTTCCAACATACCAAGCAACTTATGCAGCTGGCGGCGGTTTGATGGGTTTACGTAGTTTTGCTAAAGGCGGTAGCGGACATTTAGGCGGTTATTCTGATGGCGCTAGAGTTTTAAAAGGTCCCGGTGATGGCATGAGCGATTCAATCCCAGCCACTATTGAAGGCAAACAACCCGCACGTTTAGCGGATTCTGAATTTGTAGTACCAGCAGATGTGGTAAGTCATTTAGGTAATGGCTCCAGTGACGCTGGTGCTAAAAAGCTGTATACAATGATGGATAGAGTTAGAAAGGCGCGTACTGGCAAAGTTAAACAAGCTAGGCGTATAAACCCTAATAAATATCTACCCGCATGACATTAAAAATAACGGATATTAACCCTAATTATGTATCGCAAGTTTGGCCTCTGGTTGAAGGATTTATTGATTCCGCACAACAATACTGCGGTGACGATTACACGTTGGATCAGATTAAAGTCTATGTAACTTCAGGGCAGTGGATTTTAGTAGCGGCAGTAGATGAAGAAGGTAAGTTTCACGGCGCAGCAACAATTAGTTTTATGAATTACCCAAATGCACGAGTAGCGTTTGTAACATTTATAGGGGGCAAATTGATTTCAAGTAAAGAAACATTTGAACAATTTAAAGCTCTTTTAAAAGTGTACGGCGCAACTAAGATACAAGGTGCGGCAAGGGAGTCAATTGCCCGTTTGTGGAGCCGATATGGATTTGAAGAGCGGTACAGAATTGTAGAGACGAACATATGAAAACAACTTATTCTAGACGTGAGTTATACGCCGCTGGAGAATTTTTAGGCGACTCTGCTACACGCAGAAAAGCTAATGGCGGATACATC